TACTCCTGTATATCCCCCGTCCAAACTATTATTTTTAAGATGGATTATTTCGTAGGATTCAAAACGCCCATATATCCGGTTATATGGATCAGAAATAATATAAACATCATTCAATTTGTCATAGGTTACTGTATTATTTGCGCATAATACAAGCTCGCTGACACTGCCGAACTTTCGACGGATAACGATGTAGGCGTTTCCTTGATTTACGATTTGAACAACCATATTCCTAACCATTTCAAAACTATTCATTCGTCGGTTAGGCATACGGGTTAATATCGTATATAAATCGTTTTCCTCGTCTGGTGAGAAATATCCATCTTTTTTCCGTTTAATTATAAGCGGTAAAGACGCGATAGTCCCCGAAAGAATAGAAGTACATCTATATGCGGCTGAAAGTTTCATTGCTTGATTACTGTTATGCACATCTATTGGCTGACCGGGTAACGATGGTAATCGGGAGTTTATCGCCGCATCTTTATCCGTTGTGCTCATCTCTGCATTTAAGGCGCGTTTTTGCGTCTTTGAACGTCCCAATTCAAAATTAAAAGATAGTTTCATTATACCTCCATGTTATTAAATAAGTAGAATGTCATTAGGTTTGTTATAGTCGAATCAATCTTCGCGTTATGCGTTTTCTTGACTGGCTTCTTATTCATGTTCCGATCTTCGTCTAATACCGCATTACTAAAACAGTATGGCGTAATCGGATTAGGGCTAAAGGTGAGCTTACTCCGATACAAAGCAAGTTCAAAGGATTCGATAGGGCTTGTAAACGTTCCGTATGTCTGTTTAACAGGCTTAATATATTCACTCGCACCGCCTACGGAATAAGTAAGAAGATTTACAAATTCAGCCGATTTATAAGGATCATAGCCAACTCCCATAATTTGTAGATACTTTGCACGTGCAAGTATATCGTTTACTATTTGCTGATAGTCGATAATATCACCGTCACAAAGAATTAAATAGCCCGCTTTCGCCCAACCTTCGTAAAGTTCCCGATTCGGATGATCTTTCAAAGCTCCTTCCGGGAAATAGTAGTCCGTATGCGAATGAAAAGAGCCGCTTTCTTTCGAATAGATATTATAAGTAACCGAAGAGAAGTCGTCTCGAACGGACAAATCAACCGCCACCATCGTAAGCGGATAAGTACCAATATTTTCTATTCTAATATCTTTGAATCGTTCTTCGATCTGCTTTGCCTCAATCCATTTTGTTGTTTGGTCGGTAGTAAATACGTTAAGTAACTTTGTTCGAAACTCTAGCGCGTCCGGTGCGCTATATAAAGCCTTCTGGTATGCGTCGATATAGAAATCTTCATAAACAGTTATACCCATGTGTGGTTGCACTTTACGCCACGTTGCCGGATCGCCTTCCTCGTCGTCTACGTCTGGCTCAAAGATGTGTGCAAATATGGAATCATTTTCAATCTCACCTCGTAGGATCGATTTATACATTTTGAGCATTTCGACGAATGGAGCCGTTTCTTTATCGGATGCGGTCGTAATTACTACGGTTAAAGGGTTGAGCCGTGCGCCCATTGAGGAAGTTAATACATTCTTCAATGCGGCGCTATCGGCTTGTGAATACTCGTCTACTATTACCATGCTTGCGTTAAGTCCGTCTAATTTATCCGGGTTAGAGGCAAGGCAACGGGCAAAAGAGGTTTTTCCCTTTATGCGGTTATATATGATTTCTCGATTAATTTTGAAGTGCCTAAACTTCGGATCGAGAGACTTTAAAATATTACGTATTTCATCAAAACAAACTTTCGCCTGATTATATGAGTTTGCAGCAACGTATGTTTGTGCGTTCGCATCACCGAACAACAAATCGTTAATCGAAAGACTCGCTACGCTTGTTGTCTTACTGAATTTACGTGGAACGAATAGAAGAGCTTCACGAATCAAACGTTTGTTTGTTCCGGGCTTGTAAAATGCGAGAATGTTAGAGAACTGAAACACTTGTATCGGAGTCAGCTTGTATCTAGTTTTTCCCTTCGTGCCGGAAAACTTCAAACGCTCATAGAACGTGACGAACTTCTTTACTTCCTTGATCCGAAACTCGTATTTATCGAGGAAAACAAAGAAGCGGTGAACGGCTAGTAACTCGTAAAGGTTGTGCGCGTCCGGATTGTTAATACAACCTTTGATATACACATTTAGTCTTTCGTCTGCCTTGTCTAGCTTATACGAATCAACGTCGATGTTATGCAAGTCGGAGATAACCGACTGCTTTAACGCTATCAAATTGTCTCTATTCTCCTTGTTCATCGCGATCTATTTTGTTTACTTCGTTAATCAGGTCGTTTACTTCGTCGTCGTCAGATGCAGAAAGCGTTTGAAAGGTCAAACCAAGTTCGCGTAATTGTTTGCGCGTTGCTTCGAGTGCATCGAATAAAACTTTGAAAGCAGGATGCGCCGTAAGTTTATCATTATTTTCGCGGGACACTTCTTTCACGTATGACTTCATACGCTTCTTTGAAATATCGTTTAGTGCAATTTGAAACGCCATATATGAACCTGCGCAAAGAGTTATACAGAGGTCTAAATCTTCCGTATATGTTCCCTGCGACTCCATCGCGGCGCGAATCTTTTCTTTTATGTCGTCCAAATCACACATTTTTATAGGCTTTTTGCATATAGGAAAAGATTGCAAGTATTTGGTAGCTCGGAAGATGCGCACAAAAAGCTTACCCCCAACGCGCACCCCCTCGTTTCAAAAATTACTCGCGCGTGTAAATATGAGGTGAGGTGGGTTTAGCGTATCGCGTTAAAAAATAAAAAAACCGCCCCCCTCTCGTCAAGGGGAACGGCAGTTTAATACCAAAAAGAATATTATAAGTTAATTTAAAGAAGAAGACATAATATCCAGTAAGGCAATAACATCATCTAGCACTCCGTTTATTTCGTTCTTTATTACCTCGGTAGCTTCTACTTTCTTCTCTTTAGAGAGTTGTTCTAACTCGGGAGTTAATGGAATTCCTATAGATTCAATTGAATCCCATACTGTGGCTTGTTCAAAATAATCAATTTCAGCACTACCAGAATGAACCTTCTTATTTCTTATGCTTCTTATTGATTGAGTTTGAGATAGTAATGAGTTCATCTTGTCTTTTATATCTTGATTGGCTATTTGGGGACTATTCGGTATACTAGTTCCATAACAAGACCTAGGGTTTATTCCCCATCCACAAATAAGATTGCCTAACCCAGCTAACACATCAGGTATTGAATTTACTCTTATTACATAATTTTCTAGATGATAATTATAATAATCTTCTAAAGACATTGAGGGATACATCTTTTGCACATCTTCTTTGGTCGCGCCTAAGAAATAAATCACCTTATTTAAGTCCTCAATAACCGTTTGAAGATTAGTAAAAATAACAAGGGCATTTTTAATTTTCTTTTCTCTATCATTACCTAATTCATCATAATTAAGCGTTTTATCTTCAATGCATTTATGAAGATGATCAGTTACAATGGGTTTTGCCAAATTAACTAATTTTATTGGCAACGTAGATGAGTATAAACGATCTACAAAACTATTTCCTTCTTGTGTTTCCATATTTATATTACTTTTTGCAAATATAATAATTATGAATATCATTTCAAAAACTTTTTCGCAAACCGTTCCGTCGCCCTCCGATTGTTCGCCTGAACCGCCTCTTTCGAATGACTGAAAGCACGTCGATGCGTATCAGAGTGGCACGAATGGCATAGACTTTCCAGATTGCCGTAATCAAACATTAGCTGTCTCATTCCAAGTTCATGCGATACGGATTCAACAGCTATTCTGTGATGTACTTCCGTTGCGAGTGTGCTTAGTCCATTCGCCTCGCACATCTCACAAACCGGATTGCTTTGTAGCTTCCTAGCACGGAGTAACTTCCATTTGTTGGAGTTAATCATCTTAATGTAATATGGGTTTCTACTCATGAAATAATAAATCTAAAGGATTAATACCACCGAAATAATCGTAGTTCCAATTCATCATAGCATGAAAAGCCAGACGACTCATATACTTTAGCATCACTTTCTTTTCTTTACGTGGCAGACGTTCACGTGTTGTCTTTCTTAATTTTTTCATGTCTTATTTTATTAGTTCGTCATAATTAAAAAGAATCTTATCACATTGATAACAATCGTGCAACTCCTTTCGTGTCGCCTCGATGTCGTCCGTTTCTATCTCAACTAAATGCGTCTCGGACACATCGCCCGATTTGCATTGAATACGCCTGATTATATACATAACGTTTCGATCCGATCCAGTCCGTTAATAAGTAATCTAATCCGGGCGCAATTCCCATCGCATCGGGTCGATTGCGTTTCCTGTTTATGAACCCGACTCGCACAACCTTTGCAGTTCTTAGACGGACACATTTGTTTATACACTTCGATAGCTTGCCGCCTCGTTTCGTCTCTCTGTATCCGAGCCGCTTCGATAGCGACTTTTCGGATTAAGCCACGCGAGCGGATGCGCTCGTTTGTGGCTTGTTCAATGTACTGTTTTACTTTACTCATTTTACCGTGCTATTTTTAGGTTTGTAATTCCATCCGTTTAACTCGTAGACTTTCCGTTTCGCTTCTTCCTGTGTAGCCACACAATCAACATACGTATCTTTACCCGAATCCTGTCGATAGATATTGAAGTGATTGAAGCGAGGGGAATAATAATACTTTGGCTTATTCTGTGTTTGATTCATTACTTTATATGGTTTATAAAACCCGAAAAAGGCTTATTTATTGCTATTTCTTTTATTCCTTAAATAAAATAATTATATTTGAATCGTTATAATAACTCTATTTTTATTTTATATCTATGGAACAATATTTATTTGGTTTTATTCTCTATCAATGTGATCCCAGAAGCTTTACTACGATTATGACCGACTCAGTTTACTTTTTGTTAACCGAAGATGAAGCATTCAGAAAATACAAAGAATTAACATCTAAATTAGAGAAAGGGCAATTTATAGTTATTAAACGAGTTTAAAATACATGCAACTTTTAGATTTTAGCTATACAGTAGTTCTTCAATCTCTGTATAGCTAATCTAAATATTTTCAGTTTTTACCATTCTACACAAACATTCTAGGCTGCATCCGCGACAAAATGATTTTATTCGCATCTGCATAGAACTTCTTCTTTATCTCAAATCCGTATGCTTTTCGCCCGCATTGAGCGGCTGCAAGTAATGTTGTCCCACTTCCGGCGCATGGGTCTATCACAACATCACCCGCATCGGTGAAAAGTTCGATCAACCGCTCAAGCAACGGAACTGATTTTTGTGTCGGATGAATTCGCGGTGTATCCGTGTCTCTAGGATAATCGAAACAATTAAATACCATCCGACCGCCATTATTGAACTTTGGCAGTTTGTCCCGATACAAGAGCACACCATATTCACAATTACCAACGACCTTCATATTAGCCTTTAAAACTTGTGCTGAAAAGTTCTTTCTAAATACGAGGTTTATATAATTGCTAAGTCCGTATTCCTTCGCTTTCTGGATAAGTTCGAATTGTTGTTCAAATTCGCAAAAGACAATCATACAGGGCGATTTTCCTTTTTCTTTCGGCTCTTTAACGAGCATCTTGCTACAAAAGTGAAGAAATTCAGTAATTCGAAAATCCTTATCGGTATCGAAAAACTCTTTTCCGGCTAATTCGCTTTCTCCGTTAGAATTGTCTCCGTCGATATACCAAGATGGATTAGATCCGTACGCGTTCTTCCCGATGTTATAGGGAATATCCGCAATGATTAGTTGCGCTTTCGGAATACCGTATGTTTTATAGTTCTGGAAATGGTCGTTAAATAGTTCTACGTCTTTCATCGAAACAACAATATTAATCGTTAATAATCTCGTCCTCATTCTCTACTACTTCGCTTTTTACAGGTTTCTTCACCGGAACGCGAATCGCCTTTTCTGTAAACTTGTTCGATAAATATTGTTTCGCCTGCTCCCAATCCGTAAAGTGTAAATTCGGATCAGTATAGAGCGAGATAATCGTAGAGTTTAATTTATCGAGTGCTCCGAAAGCACTTGAATTTATCGTACCGTCTAAGGGTGAAAACTTGGCAACTAAAACGTTATAATTCTCTGATACAAATCGGTCTATATATTTCCGATTTCGTTCGTTTGCCGCGACGGGGTCTGCTGATACATCGTGCAAATAATTTGTGTTTGATAGTTTTTTAACCATATTAAAATCCTTCTAATCGTTTCTGTCCGTTCATTTCGTCTACCTTGTGTTGTGGTAGTTTTCGTTTTGGTTTTACATACTCGAAATGTCGTTCCGCCTGTGATAGATCGTAGAACATTTCTTTGATTTCGTCCGGTAGTACTTCTTCATCATCATCGCCGGGCATCGGATCGGCAACCCGGAGAAAGCAGCCTAAAATGTACTGCATAATCTCGTATGTGCTTTTAAAATGATAGTCAGCGCGAATCTTATCGAGCCTTTGCCATTGTTCCAGATCGACGCGAACCGGAATCTTTTTAAAGTACACAAGTTTCTTTTTTCTGCTTCGCATGGTTTCGTTGTATTAATTATCTTCTACTAGCTCCGTTCAAGTCCAAGACGTTAAACATTTCATTTATTCGATCCGCGATATACGCGCCGTAAATACGCTGTATTTCCTTAATCGTTAAGTTCGTTGTAACATGAGTTATTGCCTCATGTCTCAACTCGTACCGACATTGGAAAATATACTGCATCACGTTTAGTTCAGTACCGAAATACTTTGCCGGGATTGGCTCGCGTCCTAGTTCATCAAAACAGATCATTCGCGGAGTACCGTTGTTGTAAGTATACAATTCTAGTGCATCCTTTCCGCGCATCGAAAAGCCGTTTGCAATACAGGAAGCCGAATCAATCCTAAAACCACCGATCGGATAGCCGCCCTTTGCTTTGCCGCGTGTGAAATAGCTATATCGGTTTAGAATCTGCATAATAGTGCTTTTTCCTGTACCGATGTCGCCTCGTAACAATAGCCCTTTATTCGCGTCTAGCTTCCCGGATCGCCCCTCTGTGTATAAAAACAATTGATTCATTAAGTTTTTATTCGAATCGTCAATCTTAAAGCCAGGGCAAACGTATTTGCAACACGCCTTAAACCATTCTGGGCGCTTTTCTACTTCTATCGGCTCGTCATAGTACGGTAGTCCGTATGATAGAATCGCCGCTATCGGTAGAGTCTGTTTGCTTCTTGTTTCCATATTCGTTTTTATTGTTCTTTAGTTCAAAAAATCCCGCCCAATTATTCGCAATCGATTCATCTACGATTTGAGATGCGACCGCCGGATTACCTTTGCTCAATTTCACTAATTTGTTGTAACACGCTTTGAGTGACTTTTCCGATTTGTAATTTTCCCGCCTGTCTTTCTTGTATTCAAGCCAAAGAGTAAACGTCTCTAAAAACTCATTAGATATAAAATCAAAATCTCCATGAGAGACTTTAGAGAGTATATTTATGTTTGGTTTCTGTTTTAGTTTATTATAGTCTGTACTATCCCCTGTATCATTGACTCCCTTAACTCCTGTACTATCCCCTGTACTATTGGCTGTCTCATTGGCTGTTTGATTGGCTGTAAAATTTACAGTAGTTGTTACAGTAGTTTTAAATTCCTTCACGAAAGAATAAGAGCTTATAATACGTTTGTTCTTACCAGATTTATAATAAATCAATCCTGCATTTATTAAAGACTCACGGGCTTTTATTAGTGTTTTCTCATTCACGTTAAGCGCAAAACAAAGTTCAATGTTCGAGCAATCGAAAACGTCCCTCCAATCTTCGCCGTTACAAATAGCCACTAATTCGTAAAAAAGGGCTTGTTCGGTGGCGGTAAATCTGAAACGTCGTCGCGCTTTTCGCATCTTTTCGGTTAGCGTATATCCGTCTATATTCATCACACTTATAAAGTCTATCGAGCGACATAATAACTACAAATCCTTATCCCGATCGCCCGTCCTACTTTCAGGACGGAACAATAGCAAATAAAATTATTCTCTCTTCCTCCGTTGCGACACGTTCGACAATCGTGTTTTACTTGCTTTTGTGCTGTTTTCTTCACCATTCTTATACCTCCTTTATTTTAATTCCATGAACGTAAAGCATGAGCTTACGTTTGATTATATACTCCTTTGTCCGAACACCTTTAGTATCTTCGACGATATACTCACCATCCCGATAATAAACGAAATCAGCGATGTAGTAAACTCCTCGTTCGATCAGCTTCTTTTTACGTAGCATCTTCCGCACTCCCTGCACTTCATAGAAACGATATTGAGGCGAAATAAGCTCGTATTTTACTTGCTCTTGTAATCCGGTTATAATCCCCTTCTTTTCGAGTAGTTTCAACTCCTTAGCGCGTCGATATTCCTTTTTAGAGTCGTATCCGTCTATTTTTACATTGTTATACTTTGCCATATATTTAAAATTATTTGTCGTCTAACCAGATATTCACTACGCTGATTAGACGTAGAACATTAAACTTAAATACGAGGGCTTTCACCTCACGCCGTCCTTTTCGGCGGCATTATTGGTTAATAATATTATTTGGTAAAGTATTTATTTTTTCGCTTCATACGGATAAACGTCTACAATCGCCGTTTCTTTGAGAAGAATCGAAGAATAATCCGCCATCGTTCCTTTCATTCCTTCGTCGAGTTTCTTCATTGCGTCGTGAATGTCTGCGGCCTGTATGAGTACGTTTGTATAAGTCCGTTTCTCCTTGCCGCTTTTCTCGTCAAGCGTAGTGAAAGCGAGTCGCCCGGCAAACCATTTATCGGCGGAATCCTCTTCGCTCGTAAATATCTCGCTATAATGTGCGCGGGAAATGTCGGACACTGTGAACTCACCGGAGATAAACGGCGTTACCTCTTCGATTATTCGCGCTTCTGCTTCGGTAAAACTTAGTGCATCGACTAAATACGGTTCAGTGACTTTCTTTTGCATCCCGTTCTCCATTACCTTCTCGTAACGGATTTTACATAAAAACCAAGTGTTCATAATAAATTCATTTCTTTAATTAATTCGATCAAACCCTCATAAGGAATATTATATTTCTCTGCGAATTTTATTTTGTCTACAATCTTTTGTTCTAATGTGCTAACCTCTGTCAGCGTACACGTTAGGCATCCATCGGACATTTTAATATTTTCTATAGATGTAGAATTACCCAATGAGCGATATTCTGTCATTCTAACATATTTATCTCTGATTTTATATAGATTTTTTTCAACAAGATTATAAGTTTCTTCATGTGAAATTTTACACCCATGTCTTTTTAGCATAGTATAAATTTCATCCATAGAATAAGGATGCAAAAGAGGAATGCAATCTAAAATTTCTTCTTTATTCTTACTACTCATAATTTCGTGTTTATTAAAGTGTTTATAAAAATGTAATTAATCATGTTGTGTTAGTGTTGTGACGGTACTTTCTTCATCAGTTTCTTTAATTCCTTCCGCATCTTATAAATCTGATTTTTAACCGGAACACTGTTTTTCGCTTCCGGCTTTAACACCTCGATCTGCATCTTCAATTTTAAAACCTCTTTTGCCTTATCGACACAATCAAGCAAGTCCAGACCGGAACGGATAGATTCGTCTATCATCTCGCTAGCCAACCGGATTCGATCATAGAGTTTCTTTATATTCTCCACGTGATCGGCTCGATTCATTTCGAGTATTCGACCGTCGTTTACATAGCCGTCATAAATGACATAATACAACTTGTCTACGTCCGGACGCCCTAGAAAATGTCCGAGGAATTGCCAATAATATTCGTCTTTTTCGTCGATGGTATTTCCGAACTGCAGCGATTCGATCTTTCCTTGCGACATCGGGCACTTGATTTCGCCCAGAGCGATAACTTTTCCATCAAATCCGTATACATAGAAATCAGGTGAATCTCCGAACCCTTCAAACGGTTCATTGAAAACAATGTCTTTAAAATCGGTTGTACACGACTTGATCTCGTTTATTAACTGGCTCTGTACCCATTCGACCGCTAGCGGTTCGTTTTCATGTCCCCAATCAAACGCCTTGTTGCTTCCGTTTTCTCGCATCGTCCCGGTTCTCCGCTCGTATCGTACTAAATACATCGCGTCTAACGCGGCTTTGCCAAAGGGACAACCTTTGCCCGCTTTCATCAGATCGGGAAGCGTAGAGGCGGTTATTTTGCCCCGTCTCTTTTCCTTCCATTCGATTTCTTTTTGTTCACTTGATTTCATGTGCTACTAATTCTTTGATTTGTTCTTTAGTTAGTTTATATTTCGTCTGTACCTGTGCGACCGTAAAACCACCTGCCAGACCGTCGAGGATATTTTTCCAGATTGCCGATCCTGTCTCAACCGTAGGCAATGAGTTTTCTACTTTCGGAAGAAAAGGACGAATACGAAGCGAATCAACCTTTTCGCCGAAAGCGTCAACTAATACCGCTCCGATTTGGATTTGCTTGTTTATCCATGACTCAAAATTCGGATTCTTGAAAATTTTCGTCAATGTTTTGCAGTTCGTCCGGTTGAGGATCATCGGTTTCACATTTTCGAAGAAATAAGCGACGAAACATTCTTCTTTCTTTCCAGACGCGCCGACCACTTGTTCTTTTTTCGTTTCGCGGATGGTGAGAATTATATCTTTTCCATCCGGTAGGCTGTAAGCGCCTAGATAGTCATAATTAAATTGAGTTTTCCAATGTGTCATTATCGTGTTGTTTAAAAGTTATCGTTTCCACCCTGATAAAGCGACTCATAACAGCGAGCGCAAACCGTTATTATCTTTGTGCCATGTCTGCCACGTTCGTACGTTTCGACCTCTAATTCTATCTCTTCGCCCGGTTCGATCTCTTCGCCGCAATCTTCGCAAACTAGAGTATCAGCAGGGCACGCGCCAAGAACCGTACAAATTCGGCAATTACCGATACATTGAGGATTCTCCGCCATGTCGTTTCGTGTTTAGATAGTTGCAGACTAGCACATAGACAAACGTGATAAATACGATCAATAGTGCGATAATTAATTTGCCCGGCTCCGGCTCGCCTTCTGCGAGGCTGCACGCTGAAAGCATTAAGATAATAGCGGCGGGACTTTGTTTTAGTGTTAACATGATGTTGGGCTTTATATTACCTTATTACTCTGTATGAATCTATCTATACTCGATAAATCGTACCAGATCATTTTTCCAAATTGAGAAAAAGAAATGAGAGCTTTTTCCCGTAACGTTCTCAAAAAATCATCCGAGCATCCTATATAGGATTTTGCTTCATCTTTACTAAGCCACTTCTTTACTATTGGCTCAACTTTTCCGGTTACTCTAGTTCGTCCCATTGTCGTACTATTCTTTGCGTTCAACATAAATGTTATCTCCGTCGATCCAAGTTTTGAAAATCTTTCCTTCATCGGTTTTTAAATCGGATGCGGTCGTTCTTACTGATTTTCTGCGGTTCCGGGGGAAGTAGGTTTGTCGCCCTACTTCCATCGCTTGCAGTGTCGGTTTAATTGGTGTTGTGTTCATTGCTAATATTTTATTTCGTGTTTAAAATTCAAAATCGGTAAATACGCTTTTATCAGGAGAGAGCAATCTTTCATGATTTACATCTTCGAATTTGTAGGTACTATACTTTTTATCCGAACGAACATAATCGCCTTTAATCCATACAGGAGCCGAATCGCTATCTTTCAGTCTGAAATATTCGCCTTTCTTTAGTTCCTTAATCTTCTTAATTGTCATAATCGTATCTATTATGTAGCCCCGAAAGGCTACGGATTAAACTACTCTACCTCAAAATCTCTTTCGGAAAATCCTTTTAGCAAAAGATAGTTCACTACTGATGCTTTTGTTGCATAGGGTAATATTATGCAGTAATCTTTTGATTCAAAACTAAAATCGAGCATATCGTTTATTAGATATGTGGCTATTGATACAACCAAACTTTTGCTATTTGCTGATATTGTTGCCATTGTTGTATTGTTTTATGTAGCCCCGAAGGGCTACGGGTTAATATTAAATCTTCTGATAACCGAATGAGTTCATAAACTTCTCCGCGCCTTTGAACGTTTTGAAAGTCTTGCTACTAGAAAGTGTACACGCTAAGAATCTTTGTCCGGCTGTTGTATTAATCAAGCTAACACAACATACTGTTTCGCTTCCTGCTTTTTTAAATTCTACGTCTCCGATCATTCCTGCTTTCATAATTCTATACTTTTATTTGTTAGTTCTTGATTGATTGATTAACTTTGATGATGCAAAGTAAAGAAAAACTTTAAACGTAAACAAGTTTTTCTTGATTTATTTTCAATATAATCTTTAATGTATGAATATAGGGTTAAAAATCAAGGAGTTAGCAAGTAAAGAAAATCTTGAAATTCCAGTAATAGCCGAAAGGCTAGGTAAATCAAAGCAGGCTGTATATGATATGCTATCAAAGCAAGATTTGAATACATCGGTACTTCGTGAACTTTCAACTATACTAAAGGTTCCCATAACAGCTTTTTTTCAAGAAAATGACGATATAGGCTTTGATAAGTCTATTCAAGAAAAACTTGAATTGGCATATAAAGAAATAGAAAGATTGAAAAAAGAACTGGAAGAAGTTCGCTGTCATCATCGTAAGCCTACCCGCGTCGTAATTGAATTAGATGTAGATAACGATGAATTCATCAAAATGGGATTAAAAGAAAAGATTGTTCAAATACTCAACAAGTAATCATCATCTTACTTATAAATATCAATGAAACTATACCATTATACTTCAATAGAAACATTAGCTCTAATTCTAAAAAATAAAACAATCAAGTTTAATAGACTAGATGCTGTTGATGACCTGGAAGAAGCTGGATATACATCGAATGGTGCACAGCTTGGAAAATATATGTTTGTTTCATGCTGGACAAAGTCAACAGAAGAGAATATAGCATTATGGAGTATGTATGCGGAGAAAGGTAAAGGAATACGAATAGAGCTTGACGAAGATATGTTTTATGAGTATAAAGCCGAAGACACCCAATATGTTAAGGTTGTAAAACAAATGGAGAATCCATTAATGCCGCTAAGTGAAATTATTCGTGACGATTACATCTTTTTCACTCCTTTAAAAAGTAGCTATAATTTTTTTCAAAGAGATGTTGTTTATGTTGATTATCCTAATGAAAAAGTAAAGGATGCATTAATTTGGCATAATGACGGATGCAATATAGATTTCTCTCTTGTAGGAAAATATAAACGAACACATTGGAAATTCCAAGAAGAAACTAGATTCTCCCTCGTTGCTATTCCATGCAATAAATGTAAAAGCGCAGACATTTCTTCTAAAATTATTTATAATATAGAAAATAACATCGAGTTACCTTTTAAAGAATACTATTTGAAACTGAAACAAAAAGTTCTCGATAATATTATAGTAAGACTAGGATGTTCTTGCACAGAAGCTGATTATATAATTATTGAAACTCTCTTAAATAAATACACCAATAATGGGAAAGTAGAAAAAAGTAAATTAGCTGGCACTATAAAAATGAAATAACCACCGAATCAAACATATTATCAACCACTAAAACAAAACATCATGGAAGTAGTATTAATCTTAGTAGTTACAGGCGTTATAATCTTAGCGATAAAAATTGCAATGACAAGCCCCAAAGAATCATCTAATATCCAGAATCAACCGAATAAACCCAATACTCCGAGACCGTCGGAAGAAATAGAATTCCCGCCATCCGGATACTTTTACTATGAAATGGTAGGAATGTACTATCATGGAGTTACACCTAAAGATTTCGGTATATTCAAAGGCAAAGCAATAGCCGAAACAAACAACCCTAAAGATAAATTTGCAGTCGGTATATACAGAAACGGTGATAATAAGTTAGTTGGGTATATCCCAAAAGATTTTAGAGGAGTCAGTAACGAAAAGATTCATAAGGAAATTACAGAAAGCGGCGGTAGTCGGGAAGTGGTATTTAAAATAAGCGGAAGCGAAAAGAAGTGCTACGGAACGGTTTATATAAAAAATAGCTAATAATCCCCGCCCAATAAACAATATTATCAACCACTAAAAACAAAATATTATGAATAAACTATTAGTACTATCAATCACAGCGATTTTCGTCCTACTATGCCTACAATCATGCAGTAAGGATGATGAGAACCAAGACGAGTTTTTAAAAGAATATAATTTACCCAAAGGAGTAACTAAGCCAACTATAGGATGGCAGTACGAAGAAGAAGTTGCTAAAAATGCATTAATAGCAGGATTTCTTAATGGTGATATGTGGTTTGCAGCATACAACGAGAAGAAAGAGCAGATATTCGAATATACAGCACCAATGATCCGAGGATTCAATCAAAAATTTTATTTAGAGTTCGGTAAGGTTGAAGAGCATAATATTGACCATATTTCCTTATCTAACTTTATCATCAAAGATGATGGAATTATTTTGTTAGTGAATTATGGTGGTCCTAATGAAATTATTTCTACTCTTGGTGGAAAAGAGAAAAGGCTTTATTACAATAGATATGACAATTCAGTATTCGATATTAAAGATTGGTATGGTGATTATTTTATCACATTAGGATACAATAATAATAACCTTTTGCTTGATAATAATTGTAATGAGATAGAAAAGATACCATTAGGAAATAGAACCATCAATAAATTAATTCCAATTGATAATATTAATGGTCTAGAGGTATCATACCCTTCTGTGTCTTTAGTCAATATCACTAATGCCGATTATATCTGGCAGTACAAACACAAAGGATACTCCGAAGAATATATAATAAAGAACAAGTTAATAAATATTAGTGACAATTTTATAGACTTTACTTTCGATATCGTATACAGAAATGGAGATAAAGAAAGAGAATCTTTTAAACTAAACAAATTGACGGGAGAGCTTATTAATGAAGCTAATAGTATCAATTGAAAATACCCTACGCCTGAATGAATAAACCCGAACAACATGAAAAACTGGATTAAATCATATTGGAGCAACTGTTTGTCGATCGCTGCGATTATATGCAGTGTTGTCGCTATTTGCGTTTCGTTACCATCCGCGCCGGAGTTAGGTATAGACTATATCGGGGTGATAGTAGGGATTTTATCGCTTTTAGTGACGATGTTAATTGGATGGCAGATTTGGAATGTGATTGCAATAGATAAGAAGATTAGAAACGAAGTGAATAAGGCAAGAAGTTCTTTTGTTAAAGAAACTGAAGTTATAAAAGATAGTAGCTATATTGCACTACAAAAATTGCAGTTTAAAACAGAGCTTGTTAATGTTGAGTCTTATATGTCCAACAGTTCTTTCGATCGAGTTGTTGAAAGTATTAGAACATTACTTGATAGCGCAATAGCGATTAATGAAGTCGAATTTTTAAGAGAGGCAGCATGGGTTATAATCAGTACAAAGGAAAGAATAAATAAGATTCTTTCCTTCCCAGGTCAAAGAGATAGAATAGATAGCATTTATGTAGGAATTATTAAAGACGTTTTAGCACATCTATCGGGTGACAATACAGTAGTACCATATTTAATTGATATACTACGCGAAATAAAGGAGTATAATGAAAAAATATCAAAGCACGGAATTGTTAAAGATGAGACAGATATAACAAATGACGACTAAAGACTTCGCCATATATATTTTATTTCCTATCATAACAGCAATCATTGCAGGAATAGTAGTTGAAGCAATTAAAAGAAATCCTTTAATTGTAAAGTTCAAACCATGGAACATAAAGAAGATTAAATCCAAACAAGAGGATAGTCCGAAATTTATAGAATATACAAAAGATGTTATCGACGGATTTGTATTTAAGTGGAATTGGGTATCTACGCCAAATGGGTGGCAGATTATAAATTTCCGAATCTGCTGCCCGATAGACGAAACGCCTTTAGTAGTTGAAGAAATGTTTTATATAAGATGTCCGAGATGTAAAAAGGAATATTTCAACACGCCGGATATAAACAGTGCACGTATAATTGTGCAAGATAACATAGTAAAAAGATACGGAGCTATTTTTGTATAGCATTTAATATCTGAACTAATAAATATATAATCGTAGTTAAATAGCTAATCAACAATAAGAATTTGAAGTTTGATTGCATAATAGTACTTTTTCTATTAGCCGAATAAACTAGAAATAGATAGCTTAAATTCAAGCAAATAATATTTGCTATTTCTGATTGATTGATTAACTTTGTATTGAAAACGTTCTTTGATAAAGATGAAATATAAGAGGTGATATTTATAAGAAAGGACATGAGTACCGTTTTTTAATGCAAATTCGGTGCAAATAGATTTTATAAATATTATAAGATATTAGTTATAAGCGTTTTAGATGGTGTACAAAAACGCCTCTCACGCATGCAATACGGGTTCGATTCCCGTACCCACTACAAAGAAAAAGAGGAAATGCAGTTAAACTACATTTCCTCTTTTTCTTTATAGATCTCAAAATTCCTGTTTTTCTCATTTTACTCTCTCCTTTGGCTTTTGCCATATCCTA